GCATGATCATCTAATGTATTAGAAGTCTGTTTACAAATAGATCGCAACAAATCTATTATTAACTGTTTTACTGCTTTAGAAGAAAAAAATTTCAGCAGTATTGGTTTCAGTAGATTTAGCATTAATACCTTTATACTTTCCAACCATATCAAAATTTGCTAACTTAACAAATAACTGCCTTAATGAATAGTTATTAACTAGGCATATCCCCCATTGAAGGTAGTTATTACAAATGGAAGATCAGGAACAACAACAAGGTCATAGTCTGATAGCTAACGTGGTTCAGATGATTATACTTTTTTGGAGTTTAGGGGTGATTTCCTGGTCATACTTCAATCCCAACCCTACCAGACAGATTGATACAACTTTCGCTGCCGGCTTACTTTCGGCAGTAACTGCGCAGTATGGTTTGAATATTAAGAAAAATAACGACAGTAAGAAGGTAAAAGGTAAACTAAACATACAAGACAACAAAGACACCAAAGTAGGTATCAGCAACACATGATTAAAAAACTTCTACCATTTTTGTTTTTTGTTTCTGGCTCTCCAGTACTAGCAGACATTAGCCATCAAATCCAGAACGTAGTATCTGTCAGCACAGTGGGTGCTAGTTCAACGGCAAATCGTGTTGGTACAACCTTTTCTGCGTCTGGCACGAATGTCACCCCAACTGCTAATGAGACTGCTAATGCTATTGGTACGTTAGACCTGACAGATGCACAGATCACGAATGGTGTTCCTACTATTGACTCTACAACTACCTACTCAGTTACAAATAGTGGCGATGCATGGTCTGTATCTGAAAGCTACATTCAAGGTGATGCAATACCTTCATCAAATACTACAGTAACTAATGGTGTCGTTCCAGCACTACCCATTTTTGGAGATACAACAACAGTAAGTGGAGGAGATATTGGTACTACCGCTATAACAATGGACAGTGGTGGGGCTATGACTGTAAATCTATCCGATACAGGTGCAGGAGTTACAGCACAGATGTCAAATACAATAAAACTAGAAATTGATTAATGAGGTGGTTTGTACTTTTATTTCTTGCAATACCCAGTGCACAAGCAGGAAGTATCACTCCAGCCTTTACTTCAGGTCAAATTGAAACTACTACCTCCAGTAAGCAAATTATCGTTGAAACGATTGTTACAGAAAATTATAGGACAGGGTATTCATATTCAATGCAGGGCACTAACGTACGACCAGTGGAAGGTACAGTTATCTCACCAGATGCAACTTATACAAATACGCAAACTATTAATGGGGTGTCCTTTAAATGGGTGACTCCAGAATTAAATACGAAACCACAATGGGAGGTACAAAATCCTGGAGAAGCATTTTCTATAACGGAAAACTTTTTAGCTCCTGGTTTGGATGCAACGAGCACGATCCAAAGAACTATAAATACAGAAAGTCAAAGTTCAAGTTTGAGTATCTTCTCGCAATAGTTTTATGTGGTCTAAACCCAGTAAAGGCCAATGTCGTTAGCTCCCCATCGGCTTCATCATCTGGAACGGTTATCAATCAAGGGATAAATAATGTGTCGGGCACATTCCCAACTCATAGGTTTTCAAATGGTATTCAATGTCAACTCCCCACTCTTTCTATCAATCCCTTTATCACTAAGGGAGAAAATTATAGCCATCCAAGAGTTACAACAACAAGAACCAACATTTACGATCTTTCAGAAGATGCTAATGGTGATCTTATTAATCCTGGTCGCATCCTTTACACTTCAGAACAGCCAAGAATAGAACAGACTACACATAACTTTTCCTACGGTCTAACGCTTCAAGTACAGGTTCCATTGGGTCAGAGATTTAATGATATGTGTTTAAGAGCAGCAGAGGCAAATATTAAAGGACAGGAATTTGCGTTAACCAAGGCTAAACTAGAGGCTAATCTCACAAGACTTAAGGTATGTTCTGAGCAACTGAAACTCGGTGTTAAGTTTATAGGAGAAGATGCAGTTAGCTGTAAAAATGTTGTATTAACAACCGTTCCAAATCAAGTATTACCACATACGCATGAAATAAATAAAAAGTAGGCAAGGTTCACTAGAAAAACCAAGCCTACTTCTTGTTATCAATAACATATTTATTATACCTTATTTTTTTTCTTTGTAAGTTTTTTTACTATTTGTTTTACAAGTGGTTTGACTGCATTAAGTAATAATGGAGTACTGGCAGCAACCAAGCCAATAACAGCAGTAGATACAATAGTAGAAACTTCTGGAATGTACTGATCTTTGAAGGGAACGTCTTCATAAATCGTGGTGCATATAGTTCCATCTTCGCTTCTTTCATGTCCTACGACACGTTCCAGCCTTTTTTCGTTACGAAAATCTCCTACTCTTTGATCTCTTTTACCAGGACACTCTATAAATTCGGGTTCTTTCTTATCTTCTATCTTAGGTATTTGTGTCTTTATATCTGTTTTTAATGATGGTGTAAAAGTTGGTGTGTTATCTGTATAAATTATTTCATTAGGGTCAAACCTGATTGGGTCAAATGATGGGATCTGACCTTCTGGACAACTTGTTATAGTTCCGTTCTTGTCAGATATTAACAAAGAAGGATTGCGTGTTACCTCTAAATCTCTGTGAAATAAATTACAACCTGGTATCTGCCCTCCTAATTTATATTTAGTAAAAAAAGGTGCTTGCGGTATATCAATACTTGGTAATTCAATCTTAGGTATTTTAATTATTTCCACTTACCTTTTGTTTCCCATTCTACTTGTTCTTTGTTTCTTTGCTCTATATAATCCCAAAACCATTTATTTGGATCATTAGGGTCAGGAACAGGTCTTGGCTTGAGTTTTCTTATCTGCTTTTCAAACTCATCAGCAACAATCCAATCCATATGTTTCATTACTTGTCCAAATAATAGATTTTCAAAAGCTGGACTTTTCATATATAAAAACGCCATCAGACCTGATCCAAAAGTAATACCTGATGTTATTAATGCCAAAACTGCTATAAAACGAGTCCTAATACGATTAGGTGTGCGTTCTAATTCTTTCATAAAGGCAATGATTTACCTGTTGTACTGGGTAACGCTCCATCTAATACTTTTGGCATCATTCCTGATACCTTTTCCATAACCTTATCCATCATCATCTTTTCAAACTGTGGGCTGGTTATGTAACGATAACCTGCATAAGCTCCACCTAAAGTTGAAATGCTGATCACAAAAGATACGATAGATAATATAGATGAAATCTTATTTAGCATGGTTAAGTTTGCATTGATTAAGGCTATGTCTGTTATGACAATAGCCGTATTATTTTTAATTATAGGCTTATCACCTCTATACGTCACATTAGGCTTAATGCAACGTCAGATGATTAATAAAACTAACTGATTTCTGTTAAGTTAAATTTATACTTTTTACCACTAACACGATTAATAAGAAATAAATCTTCAGAACCCTCTTGTATTGACCAACTACCTTTACTTCCATCTACTTCATTAGCAGTTCCATTTAAGTTAGACATATCAATATCTTGAGTAGTAACTGAACCTGTTACTGTAATTCCCGAACTGGTTGTTTCTAATTTTTTAGACCCTGCATGGAAAAGTTTACAAAATGATCCTGGAATAAATTCAGCAGAATTTTCATTATCTGAGATATTTTTTATAGATATGGTTGATCCTAATACTTTTAAAGTTCCAGTTCCAGCATCTTTTATGATGCTGTGAGATGAATCATGAAATATCTGTAAATCTTGCGAATCTCCTAATTGCAACTTGCTGTTATCTCCGAAATCTAATCCATCGGCTGAAGTTTCAGCCTTTTTTGTCCCATTATGGTATAACTCAATAGCCCCATCTGCACTAGCTTTTAAGATATTTTCATCTAAAGCTGGATTAATTACTAATAATTCATTTGTCTGCAAACGTAACTGACCAGTACCGTTATCTTTTATGTAGCTATTGGCTGAGTCATGAAATATTTGTAAATCGGAATTCGCACCAAAAGTTGCCTTTGCACTATCGGCAAACTCTAAAGCGTTATCAGATTTATCAAATACTATATTTGCAGATGCACCAGTAAATGTAACATCACCATCATGCACCGCACCATCATCGGTTACTGTTCCTGTTACATCTATACCACTAGCATCAATAGCCACCTTCGTTGTTAACGTACCAGCCGTCATAACTTGTAAATTTAACTTGCCATCCTCTGTTGCATCACTGGCATCTACAATGACAGATTCTATCGCTGCATAATTTACCTCTTCTGGTGTTCCAGCATCATTTTTACCCTTATAAATAATTGTTGATAAGACATCATTATCTTGACCAGCCCCACTAGCACCCCTTCTGTGATACAGCATAAGATCCGCACCACTGGCAGCATCATTAGCATTACATTCAATCTGAAAAGCTTGCCCTGCGGCAGTTGTTGTTAAATGTAAGGGAAATGAAGGGTCAGATTCATGAATACCAACCAAATTATTTTTAAGCCTGATTCTCGAAGCTAACGTACCAGCTGCACTAGACATAATATCTAATATGCCGTCTTCAGAACCATTTGTTGTATCTTCTATAGATGCGACCACACTTGCGTAATCGTGAGCATTGCCAGCAGAATCTTCACCTCTATAAACAAGATTTCCTAAATTATCATCGGCTGCTGGTGAAGCTGAGTTTCTAAATAAGACAAGATCAGGTGCATTATCAGCACCAGTATCGCTATTTTCTATGATTACTTGATCGGTTGTATCTGTACTGAACAAATGCAACTGTGCAGCAGGGGTTCCTGACCCTAATTGAAAACCTGTTGTTGAAAATGATCCAATTAATGTTTGGTTAGCTGATACTCCTATTTCATTACTTGCAACTCTAAAAAAACCTGTAAGACCAGAATCACTTGTAAAGCCCACACTTGGTGCGGATACAGTTCCATCTGGAATATTTTTTAAAACTGTTGTAAGTTGTATTTTTTTATTCTTATTAGCATTTGCCGATTCACTTACATCAATAACAGGAAAAACATCAGCAGCCACAGGGCTTGTAAGTTCTGTGAGACTAGTTACTTTCCTATCAGCCATTTATTTTTCAGTAGCTGTCTCTATCTTACCTTCTAATTTCTCAAGAACCGCATTTAATTTTTTTAATGATCCTTGATTTTCTAATATAGGCTGTGTTGCGTTATTTATTTGTGTTTGTTTTTCGTTTATAGCTGCCTGTGCTTGCTGTTGAATATCTTTTATTTCTTGTTGTAGCAAAGAAACTTTTTTTATATCAATATCTAATTGTTCTTGTATTGTTTTAATTTCTGTTTTTATAAGATCAATTGCATTGGCCATATTTTTTATGTAATTAAATTAATTATAAGTAATATTTTATGAGCCTTCAAGTGCGGTTACTTTTGCTGATAATTCTTGAATTGCTTTTATAATAGGTGATATAAATTCATGATATCTTAAACCATATTTTGCGGTCATAGCATTTCCATCATCATCAACTTCATCTTTACAAAATCCAGCAAATTGTGTTGCTGATTTACTTATAGTTCCTAAAACTGTTTCAATTTCCTGTGCAATAAGACCATAATGTGTTCTTGTTTTTCCATTAAATTTATAAGAAACTGGGTTAAGTTTATTTATAAAATCAAGGCCAAGATCACTTGTAGCTATTGTATTTTTAGAATTTTCATCTGATATATTGATAGTTCCATTTGTTGCAAACACATCATCAAATCTTAAACTTGCAGTTCCAAGATCATGCGCATCATCTGTGGATGATTTTATAGTGCCACCAACAACTAAGGTTCCTGTTTGTGTAACGTTTCCATCTGTTGTAATATCCCATTTCACAACATTTGATCCTGATGTATTGTTTCCTATTCTAAATCGGTTACTTGAAGCCACGCTTTGTAAGAGCCATTGATCACCGTTATCATCACCTTCATCTGCAATAAGATATAAATTGGCATTACTATTTTCAAAAGCTTTTAGTTTTAATTCTGTATTGCCATCTGGATCTGTAATTTCTACTCCAGTTGAATTTAAAGCAATAATTGTATTTCCTCCTCTTTGTAATTGAAGTTCCCCTGTGCCAGAATCATTTATTATCGAATTACTACCATCATGCGAGATGGTAAGATCTAAACCTGTTCCAAAAACAGCTTTTGCATTATCAGCAAACTCAAGAGCATTTTCTGATTGATCAAAAACAATATTAGCTGATGCCCCTGTTAATGTAAGATCTCTTGCAATAGTTGCATCTAAATTTATTAAATCCACCCAACCATCATTTGAACTATTACGTATTTTTAATTTATTTGCATTAGTGTCAGCCCATAGCATATACGCTACAGTTGTTGTGGGAGTTGAAGCATTACTGTTATTTGACAAGACAGCAGCTAAGGCATTATTTAAATCTGAACGAAAGCTGGCTCCTGATTGATTGGCTAGATTATAATCGTGTGTTGCCATAAGTTAGTTATACCAGTGGATTTGAGAGTTTAGGCACCTTCCGCACCAAAGCCGTTAGCTTGATATGCAAATGTGCGGTCAATAGCTGCATTTGAACTATTAAAAAAAGTAATAGTAAAGCCTGTTCGACTTTCACTACTAATTACATAATAGTCCCCTGACGCCATATTACTAGCAGTTATGCCTAATTTAGGAGTTTGATAAAAGGCTTTAGCAAAAGTTACCGCTTTTGCACCAGCACCGCTACTAAAAGAATTACTTTCTGTTCTATTTTCAAACAATAACTGGTAACCTAACTCATCTATTAATGGTGTTTGGTCATTATATTCAGAACTTAATTCTAATTTAAATTGAAATAATCTCCCTGTATATCTACCATTTTCCATTGGTACAAAATCTTCAAAAACGCTTGAATCTTCCTGTGAAAATTTACTATCATCTTCTAATAAAATAAACTCACTGTTTTCGTCTTCTATTTCATCATCAGTTGCGGCACTATTACTTTTTCTAAATTTTATAATACCATTTGTTTCATCTGGTAAAGCACCATCGAAGTCACTCCATTGGTCAATTTTTGTAAAATGTAGATCAATAGTATCGTTTGGATAAAGACCTCTAATTTTTAATATTCTATTAAATTGAACTGTAAAAATCCCTCCCAAATCCACAGTATTTTCAAAGAAATATTCACCTGATGTTTTTAAGGTGCCACCAAAATCAATGTTCTGTAAATAGCCTTCCTCAAAATCTGCCTTGTCATCTATTAAATCATCAGTTTCTAATACAAGTGCATCATATTCATCAGAGTAAAAACAATCATTTCTTTGCCCTGCAAAAGGTGTTGCTCCTTGATCTTCACGAATTTCTTGAACTAATAATTTTGGAAGTTCATCAGGTAAATTTATTATTGCACTTGTAGCATTTTCTGATTTATTATTATCCTTATCTACAAATTTAATTAAATATTCACCATTCATCAAAGGGATCATTATAGAATTTGTTGACCCTGCAACTTTTCTTAATAAAGTTGTTTCAGGCCATATTGCTGTCCCATCAGTTAATGCAGAATGTCTTACCTCAACAACTAATTCTTCTCGCTTACCTGTGTATGCTGGATCAACACGCCATTTTAAAATTGCTTCATTTTTTGTAGTAGCTTCAGCAGTTACATTTTGAGGGTCTGGTGGTAGTAATACAGGTGTATCTATAGGAGATGTTGTTTCAGGTATTGAAGATTTAGGAATGGTAATTTTTTTAAATATAAAATCTGATTTTTTATTATTTGGTGCAATACCAACTGCCCTCACATAAAACCTGACTTCTGACTCAGGTAATAAATTATCTATTTCAAATATAGTGTTGTTTGTTGTTGCTGTTCTAAAAGATCCATCACCTATTCTATATTTAATATCAAATAAAACTGAAGGCGCATTTTGACCTCTAGACCAACTAAAAACTGCTTTACTATTTGCCATAAATATTAATTAACAGTGATAATAGAATGTTGCAAATCTGCTGGTGGTGTAGGTCGTTCATCAAAAGCTGTAATATCAGGAACTGTTATTTCTTCATTTTTATCAGCAGCGGCATAAATAGAATCATTAAACTGGACACCCTCTATTTTATAAGTACCATCATTATTGTCTATTAGATCAATACACCTAAACTTTTGATGTTGTAATGAAGATGAAGTAATCGTATAAACAGATTGTGATTGTGGTGCGGCAGAAAAAGCTGCTGTTGTAACAGTTGCACCTGACACTGCACTTATTGTTTTTGATTCCACTGTTCCATCTGGTAGTGTGCAATTTAAAGTAAAAGAAGAAGGGTTGCTACTTAAAACAGAAGATAAATCTTTGTCTAAAGTAATTGAAGTAGTAGTCGCACCAGTGGCTATTCTTCCAGCCCTTTGTACACCTTGGCGCATTTCATCAGCTACTGCAAAAACTTGACCCGGTAACACAGCCAAACCATCTAAACCTGTTTGAAAAACAACAACATCTTGATCTAACTTTTCACTATTTAACATCCAAGTACCTAACCTTTGTGCTTGATATTTAGAGGAACAACCAAAAGCAACAATATCTTTTACTTGATTACCATATTTCGTAATTAAATCATCATCTTTAACAATTATTACATCTATTTTATATAAATTATCTGGGTTATTATATCTTACTCTAATTGAAGTCGATCTTGTTTTTAAGGATGTTCCAGTATATGTAAAAACACCACCTATGACATTGGCGTTTGTATAAAGATGAACAGGATCAACATCTGAACCATCTAAGTTACCATGATCAGCCGCTACATTAACTGTATTAGCAGCCCAATATGTCATTCCCCTAAATGTACTTGCAAGGTTCTGAAGCACTTTATAAGCTTCATTCTGTGCGCCAATTACAGTATTTATTGCAAACCTTGGTTCGTTACCATCAGGAGTTTCCACAAGTTGATTTGCATATTGAGCAAGAGGATATAAATCAACCCAACTAATATTTGATGCCGTTATAAAATCACCAGCCCCATGTTTATCAGAGGTCAACATATCAAAAAAAATACAAACAGGGCAAGTTGTCCAATGTCTTCCAACTGCCAAACTTCCATCAAAAGAACCAGTAAATCTTAAACTACCATCAGATCTTACAGTTGCGTTATGAGGAATTTTTACACGCATACCTTTTACCAAATATGCTCTTGTTGGTAAAGATGCAAAAGCTTCAGTAGATAAACTTAATCCTACACAGGCGGCAAAGGGATAACGACTTTCTAAATCTTGTCTTTTAATCATTGAGGTAAGAATTACTCTATTGGCTCTTGTATTTTCCAACGGTGTATTTATATCTATATCTTCAAATTGTTCTTTACGGACTTCATAATCATTTTCTCTATTTGTAATTTTTTGTATTTTAAATAAAAAAGGAGCTTCACCTTCTAATTTAATTTTAGGTGTTTTGAATTGATAAGAAGAAGTGCTGATACCAGTGAAAGTTCTATCATATACTTCATTAAAAGCTGTGCCTTTAGATTTTAAAACTATTCTTACTCTAGTTGTCGCATTGAATAATTGTCCTCTAGCAACTCCTTCCATAGCAGTGCAGAATAAAGCAGGTATTGTAAAAAGAAATTGAACTGAAGTTGTATCATTATCAGTAATTTGTTTTATAGTTTTGCCGAAACCATAATTTCTTTCGGTTACTTTATTTTTAGAATTTTTTGTTTCGCTGTAATTTGTACCGATTTCCTCTGAAAAATTAACTAAATTTGACGCTCCACCAGTTTGATAATTAGACAACTGTTCTTGATTTTTTGTTCCTGTTCTAAGTGTATAAGTAAAATGTTCACTGCTAACATTAGTTACTGTTCCTGTTTTAACTGGTGTTTCATCTAAAAATATGCCTTTTTTACCTCCTTCGATACCTTCTATCTGCCCTTCACAAAGCAAATCAATGATTTTTATAGTAGATATAGAATTTAAAGCCATAATTACTTTTTCTTTAAGTTATATCCCATTCCTTGAACAATAAAAACAGCTTGATCAAAATCCACTTCTGAATCAATTATTTTTATTCTTACCACGTAATTATCTTTGCCATCAATAAATTGAAAAGGCAATTTTGCAACATAATTAAAAGTTTGTGTTTTAAGAGTCAAACCTTGTATAGTGGCTTGATTATTTAAAACTAAATTATTTGTACTTCGTTCCTCTATCTCTATGGCATAGGTTATAAAACCATCAATTCTTGTTGTGCCTTCATTTCCAACAAAATCAACCAATCCACTTACTCTGAAATGAATTTGAAAATTATCATGATTTGTATCGCCATCAACACTTCCGTTAATATTAGCTAAAAACTGTGAGCCTTCTTCTTGAAGGTTTACTGTTACGGGACTTCGTACAGTTGGTACTCCACCTACATCTGTATCGCCAAAGTCTGCATGAATATATCTGACTTTGCCTTTTGGAGAATGGTTGCCTAATCTTATTGCATCTACACCACCTGCTGTTGTGTAAAAAAATTTTAATTCTTCACCATTCAAACGCACACTAGCCAAAGCTGGCGGTCTAATAAATTGCATCAATGGATCAGATTCATTTGCTATTTCAATATCTGTACTTAGGATATGACCTCCAACCAAAGCTTTCCCATAAACAACAGGTATTGTTTTACCTAAACCAACAGTATTAGATGCCCCTGTATAACCATAACTTTGAGAGCCATCTGACCCTCTTGTAATACCAACAGCACCACCTGTATATCCTGATAAAGGTGCATTAAAATCAAACTCAAAACTAGGTAGTTGTGGCTGTGGTGAAATCATATCTGAAACACCTTGAAGAACAAGACTAACACCTATTTTACCGACTACTCCACCTAGAACTGTGCTTCCTAAAAGTGAAGCTGTGCCTCCTAAAACCGATCCGATTCCACCAGTGGCAACAACTAATCCAACTCCAAGAACTGTTTTTATGGTGTCGCCACTACCTGTAATTACAGGTGTTATCACTAAATCATGCTTTCCTAAAGGTAAATGCAAATCATCATAATTTAATTCTTGGTCTACTTGTGTTATCTGATATGCAATGCCTTGCTCGTGTGAAGTCGCTAAGTGTTTAGCAAAATCAGGATAATTTATACATAAAAGTTTAATAGCATCCGCTGGCGTTCTTAAATTATGATAGACATGAGTTTTACCCCACCTATCACCTAATTCATCTAGCAGCAGAATTTTATGCTGCATATCTAAAACACCCAACAGTTCTTTTTCTATAATAATGGTTGAAGTATTGAGAACAACTAATTGACTCGAATTTTTGATGCAGTATCATATCATTTTTTAACAAAACAGCACCGTGCATTGGTTCTTTTGTCCATATTTTCATTACTAGAACATCATTAGGTTTTCTTTGATTTAAATCAACTTCATAAAAATTTAATTTATTTGCATTTTTTAGAAAAATACTCTCACAAGTTTCAAAATTTTTTGGCCGTTCATAATCTGGCAAATTAATGCCTAGTAAGGCATAATAATCACGCACTATAGAATAACAATCAAAAACACCATATTGCCATTGTCTTCCTATTAAGGATTTATAATTTGCCATATGTCCTGTGGTAAAAGATAAATGTACCAAGGGATTTTTGTCGCTATACAAGCTTTTTTATCTGGTTCGCTTGCGTTTCCACCTTTCGGGTGAGAATGAACAATATATTGTAAATAACCTTTAGATCTAGCTTTTAAAAAATCTTTGGGGTGTATTGCGAAATTATTCTCTGGCGTATCTGAAATGTTATTGCAGGGATAATAAACATCATTCACAACAATTCCACAAGACTCTCTCGGTGCTTCTTTTATTGCGTGTTGTTTTGCTGCTTTTTTAAATTTCATTATATTTGTATTAAACTATGATGTCTCTAATTTGTCTTTTGGGTAATCTAAGATTCTGTAAATTAATTTTACCGACAAGTTCAAAAACTACTGACTCAGGTGTTTCTGATGCAACCCTATCTATATACCAAATATCATCAGTTTGTGCTATTGCAGTTGGGTCTGCGGTTGAATTTGTTCCACTGGAAAAGTTTACAGCATCAAGAAATTTTTTATGTGTTTGAATCCTTTTTAGTTCTGCATTTAAAGGATTATATAAAAGCATTAAATTTGTTATTGCATTATCAGCATTTGCAACAGTAAAAGTGGGTCGAGGTAATGTTCCTTTAGTAACCTTATCAAAACCTTGTACTTGTACAGGTGCGGCTACATAAGTTTGACTATTAAAAACAATATTACTTTTAATTTCATTAGTTCCAGCATGATAATAATAAATTTGATCTACACCATTAATAGCAGCAGTAAGTTTCAATTCAAATAAGGTAATTAACGCAGAAGGTTCTAATTTTTGTATTTCTTCACTAATTTTTGAAGATGTTGGTGAAACTTGCTTACTTGTCATGCTTCAGCAACCTCCTCAAATGTCGCTGTAATCGTAGCTCTATCTGCAAATGGATTAGTTTTTTCCCAATCTCTACATATAAATTTACTACTAGTTAATTCATTTGGTGGTGTAAATGTAAAACTTTGTACCCCAGCCATTAGATCAAGAAAATCTTCTATTTCATCTGATTCTGTTTCAGTAATATTTGTAAAAGAAAAATTATATATTTTTAAATTTTGATTTATACCAAAAGTAGACCTTTGTTGATAACCTGATCCAAATTGCGCAATGCGAATCTTTGGTTTTGATATTTTTGTAAAACCAAAATCAGGTGCTACTGTAGTTGGAAAACTAGCCATTAACTTAATAAACCTCCAGCCATTTTTTGTTTAACAATTTCAGCCTGTACTGCTGAAGCTATAGCTTGACCTAATCGTGCAGCAGATTGATCATCACCCTGCACAGACGAACCAGAAGCATCTACATTTACAACAATATTATTAGAAGAGCCAGAAGCCTCAACACCTAAGTTGCCAGAACGTCCTCGTTTTAAGGGTAATATTGCCTCTGCACCTGCTTCTCCCATTAAACCTATACCATTAGCAAAAGGAAAAACTGTAGGTTTGTTTACTATGCCACCTTTTGCGTAAGGAATAATTCCATTTGCTCCAAACACATTACCTGCTGCATTAAATTTAAGATCTAAACCAAATGCTTTATTTATTCCACCTAATAATGGAGTAATTAATTGTTGTCTTACAAATATTCTTGTTATATCTTTAATTATTGATTGAGCTAAATTTCTAAAATTTAATTTACCTGTAAGAACAAACTGTACTAAGGCATCTTCCATTCCTTTAAATGCATTTACAAAAGCATCTTGCATTTGTTTAGAAACATCTTGTATTGACTTTAAATATTCTTGAGCACCATTTCTTAACGAAATAAAAACCTCTTGTCCAAAACTTAATTCTTCTGTTACCTCAACTAACATTTTTTGCTCTTTATTAATATCTTTTGTAATTCTTAATTGTTCTGCTTTTAAATCATTTAATTGTTGTTGTGCAATTTTTAATTTATTTAATGCTTGTGCC